TGACCATTCTAAACCCCTATGCTGTGCCGCCCACCATGCCCGTATTTGACGGGGGCGTCAAGTCATCAACGCGGCTTCGAGGAAATGCGCCGCTTGCTCGGCATTGATTGCATTGCCGTAACCGCGCAATCGTCCAACCCTAGACTTGGCCTTGTGATGGAGAGGGAAACCAATCTCGGCATACGTTCTGTAGCTTTCAAACCAAGCCGTGTGTGCGTGGCATGCCAAAAGTGATGACAGAATATGCACAATGTCTGGATATTTTCGGGCCGGTTGTCCGTCCAGTCCTCGTTGATGTGGTGCGCCTGCAATCTCGTCGTGGCCCCACAACTCTCGCAAGAGGACAGCCGCAGCTTGCGGGCATGGAAGTGCATCACCTTTCGGGATTGCCCACCCTTGGGTCTGGAGTTGGCGCACGAAAGCGAGCAGAAACGGCGCCTCATGAAGTCCCGGTATCCTTCCAGTCGGCCAGCTTCGTTGCGCCGTCTCAACAAGGTACTGCCACAGAAGCTGCACGGTCTCGGCTCCGAGGCTTTCGGTTTCCATTGCGATCGCATTTACTTCCTCTTGGATTTGGGCGAGTTGATCGGGGCACACTCGTCCCAGGCTCTCGGCAGACCCATCAACCATCGGCTGTGGGCGGGGCTCAACTGGCCGCCACTTTCCATCCCGGCAATAGAGCCAATCAGCATCTCGCCAGAGACCGTTAGTCGGGCCGGGCCGGTCCAAGGTTGGTCCAAGCCCAAACGTTTCGCCACTGACGGCTCCGCCCGTCCCACTTCGCGAGGGATCACCCCCGCTGCCAGTTCCGCCGTTTGTTCCATCGTTAGGGCGGAACTGGACGCTTGACCAGCTTTGGAAACCGGGTTCATTGCGTTCGGACTGGTGCGGCTCGCCGATACCTTCGGTGTGGGCCAACCGGAAATCTCCGCAAAGTCCTGGAGCATCTGTTGGTTCTTGGAACCGTCCGGGCGCTTCATGATCACAGGTTGCGGGGCTCGGTCGTTGTTGCCATTCTGTGCAGGTGTCCCCGCCATCGGCGTGGGCCAACCCGCCAAACTCACCGTGGCCCTCATCTCCTCCCGACGATCGTTGGGTTGCTTGTACGGGTTCCCCCGGCCATCCGCCACCTTGGGCGTCGGCCAGCCCTTTTCCAATCCAGTAGAGCCTTTGTCGGATGTGGGGCGCGCCGACGCCCGCAGCGCAGGTATCAACCGCCCCGAAGGCGTAGCCCGATCCTTCCATGTCAGCTTGTACAAGGTCGAGCCAAGCGAGGCCGTCTTTGCTCGCAACCTGCTCACCAACGACGATTGGAGGGCGGCACTGTCCGACGAGATGGTGGAAGTGTGGCCACAGATGCCGCTCATCAACAAACCCGCCGCCTTTGCCTGCCGCGCTGAAAGGTTGGCAGGGGCAAGAGCCAGTCCAAATTCTTGCATCGTCAGGCCACCCAATGCGTCGAAGCGCGTAGGACCAGACGCCGATACCGGCAAAGAGATGGACTTGGTGGAAGGGGCGCAGGTCATTCGGGTGCAAATCCTCAATGCTATCTTCAACTACAATGCCCGGTGCGATGTGACCGGCCACGATGAGGTGCCGCAGCCATTGCGCGGCGAAAGGGTCGATCTCGTTATAAAGTGCCACCATCAGTCAAAACTCCCCTCGCCCGTCGCGAATTTGGCATCGCCCCCGTATTTGATAACCAGTGCCGCCCAATTGGCTTGGGCTTGCTCGTGGGCGTCACCTTTGTAAGTCCAATCCGGCCGTTTGCATTCCCGGCTGATAAACTGGCCGATCGTGCAGCCCACCATAGAGGCGGTGATGACCACGGGGCGGATGCCAACGCGGTCAGCCGACTTGATAACCTCGTTGCGCTCGGCGCTCTCATTGGCGAGGCCATACCGCACCGGCACGCCTCGTTTGTCGAGCAGCGCACCCACGTTGTTGCGCGTCATCCATATGCCATAACGCGGGGCCTCCAGCGCGATGACTGACGAGCTCCATGCCTCGGTGGCGTTGGGTGGGGGGATTTGGGTGGGGATTGGCAGCTTGGGAGGGACATCGCCAATCCCCATGCACAGCAGGAGATCCGCCAGACACTCCGCCGGCACCGTCCAGCGGTGTGCCCATTCCTGCAGTGCGATTGGCGGGTGCATCAAAGCCGCTCCAATATCGTGATCAACTTGTTGAGCCGGTAACGCGCGGGGGCGCCGGGGTTGTCGCGCACGGCCTTGGCCAGCTCAAGCGCCTCGGCGATACCCGTTGCCGCCATGTTTGCCAAGGCCCGTTTTTCAATCTCCGCAAAGTCTGCGGTGACCAGCGGGCTCTCAAACCCTCGCGCATACTCCCGCAGCCGATCGCGGGCCTCGTGGATCGGCATAACCATATACCGCCGGTCCTCAATGATGGCCACCGCCTCGGCGGGCGTGAGGCCCCCGCGATCGGCGAGGCGGGCAAGCGTCTGACTGTGGTTAACCAGAGCGGCGGCACCGTGCGGGGCCATGAGCGCCCACGGCACCGACTTAATCTCGGGGTCTCGCATGATGGGGAAAGTGGTGCGCTCGGTCATCAGACGCCCTCCCCGGTACGCCGCACCACACTCTCGGCCCATCTGGTACCGCGCGGAAAAGAAACCTTGAAATCGGTAAACATCTTTTCCGCCTCGGTCTGCAGGGCGTTGACGTTGTTGAGGGCGTCGGTGGCGTTGCGTCGGGCCGTGCTCTCCTGTCGGTTGGCTTCAATGAGGCGCACTTTCGCGTCCTCAAGTTCTTTGATCACAGTGTCCCATGTGCGTGTGGTCATAGGTCATTCTCCTCGTGTGTTGCCGCCCCACCCTAGAGTGATTTGACGGCCCCGTCAAATAAAATCCGCTCCATCAGGGGCAGTGCCTCTTTCGGTCCCCACGTCCTGCAGGTGTTCACATCCACGCCGAACCGCTCATAAAATAGCCGTTGCATCTCGCGATCGGTCATTCCGGCCGCTTTGCAATACCCACCCCACACGGACATGACCTGCCGCAGCCCCTCTTGCGCCTCGGTCTTGGCGGCGTGGCTCTTGGCGTTGGCCCATATGAAGTGTTGCGGCAAGCCCTTGGCGGCGAGCTGCTGGCGGTAGGTGTCCAGGTCCATGACCGCCGCGTCCACCTCCCCGCACAGGGCGGCCACCACTTCCGGGTCCAGCATGGTCATATCCCCCGCCACCATGGACGGGGTGCTGCGGCCCTCGGGTGCAGGGGGTTCCCACCCGCAGTACGGGCAGCACGTCCGGAAGCGCTCGAACGGTTGGCCGCAGATATCAGGCGGCGTGACGTTGAGGCAATTGCGGTAGGCGATCGCATCGGATGGCCCGCGCTTGCGGCTGGTGCTGGCGAGCGACCACTCGCGCGGGCGCTGCGGGGGGCCGTGGCGCGCGAAGTTGCCAACGTGGTCAATGATGTAGGCCAGCGGCTTGGGGCTCGCGGCGATGGCGGCCAGGCGCTCCTCACGGGTGCGGGCGGCCTTATACATGGGCGTCATCAGCGGGCGCAGGACACGGCCGAACTGCTGGAGGTAAACCGCAAGCGACGCCGTGGCCCGGCAGAATATACCAAGCTCAAGGGCCGGGATGTCCGTGCCCTCGCTGACGATATCTACAGCTATGACGATCTCAATGTCTCGCCGCTCCAGCCGTTCGAATGTCACGCGCCGGACATCGGGGTCCGTGTCACCTGTGACCAGCTCGCACCGCACACCCCGGCGCCGAAACTCCTCAAGGAATTTGCGGGCGGTCTCCACATCGGACGCAAAGAGGATGCCCGTGCGCCCACCCTGCGCTGCCGGCACGCCCCGCACCTGTCCGGCGTTGAGCTGCCGGTATGTGTCGGCGGCGTTGCCCACGATGGGGCTCTGCTCGCTGGCGGCCTTGAGCTGCGCGGTGGACCAGTCGCCAGAGCTTCCGACCTCGCCGAGCAATTCGGTGATGTGGCTATCCGCCCCCACCAGCCGATAATTGCAGAGATAGCCCTCGGCGATGAGCCACTGCATGCTCGGGCCTTCAAGCATGATATCCGCCACGCCGTCCCCGCCAAGCAATTCGCGGCCGAGCCCTTTGCCGTCGGCGCGCTTGGGTGTGGCCGTGGGTAGGAGCCCGCGCACGTGCGGATGGGTAAACCGTGCGATGGCGGTGTGCCACTGGTTGTCCATGACCAGGTGGTGGCCCTCGTCGGTAACCCACAGCGTGACCGAGGCCGCCCAATCCGCAAGGTCTTTTCGTGATACCAGGGTTTTGACGCTGGCCACCGCGCACCGGCTATTCGGGTCATAGAAGGACTGGCCGAACTTGCTGACATGCAGGCGCGCAATGGCTTGCCGGTCTTTCTTGGACGCGATGAGGTTATGGCGGACGCCGCACTCGGCCAGCGCCATGGATAGTTGCGAGACAATCTCAGAGCGGTGGGCAATGACGCAAGAGGCGCCGGTGTGCCGCTCGATGATCGCGGCCAGCACTCTGGTCTTTCCCCCACCTGTAGCCAGCACCATGACCACATTGCGGTGGCCGGCGTTCCAAGCTGCAGCCACATGGCCGTCAAGGGTGGTCTGGTAGGGACGGAGTTGAACGGTCATCTAGCGCCACCACAAAGAAAGCGGGGTGTCATAGCCGAGCATGAGGGGGTGTTTCGGATCTAGTGAATTTGTCAGCCCAAAGATTAACACGGGCTTTTCGGATGCAAATATCTTGGTCTTGAGATCATCGAGTCGTGGCCGGAGGCGGCGTGGAATTTTAGCGCGGCTGCCCCAACACGGCACCAAGATATCAGCCTCGGCGATTATGCGGTCTAGCCACAGATCATTGTCGGGGCCGATGGGATCCGCCGCTGTGGCCAAGTCGTTAACGTCAGTCGCGCAATATGCGTAAGGGTTCCCCACAATGTAGCGCCGACCGCCGTTTCGGACGGTGAAACCACGCCACTTCATGGTCGTGTGGTCCTCCTCCACTTCTCCAGCGGTCGCGCCGTTAATCCCAAAATAAGCATAGACCACGCCGTCCTCGGCCACATCTCGGTCCAAGTAATAGCGCCATGTCCTACAATCTGAAAATATCGCGCCCATCGTGCAACCCCCATAAATTCTATTTGACGCCACCGTCATATCGCGTTACCTATGAAGCCGTCAACCACGAAAGGACATGTGGACATGCTGAAAATTGAAATCTCCATCCACGAGGACGGCAAGAGCGCCGAGACACAGGCACGCGCCGTAGTGGCCAGTCTGGTGTCGCTCTATGGCCTCGGCGTCATCCCGGCCAGTTATGAGCGCGTCGGCGAGATCGAACGCGCCACCGGCCCCGTCGTCATCAACCGTATCGAAGCGTCACCGCTCGCATCGGACGGTCACCCGACCCTGCCGCCCGTACCACAGGAAGACGAGCCGGAAGTGGTGTTGCCTGGTGGCCTGGACACAGCGGGCACCCCCTGGGACGAACGGATCCACGCCAGCACCAAGACCACCAACAAGGACGGCACATGGACGCGCCGCCGGAATACCCCGGACGCGACCTTTGACGCCGTGATGGCGGAGCTCAAGGCCACACCGGCACCAGCCGTCGTCCCCGCCCCGCCTGCAGCCGAGCCGACAGCGGCCGAGGCATTCACGCCGCCGGCGTCTGTGACCATCCCGGCCACGGTACCGGCACCGCCATCCGCACAGGCGCAAGCCACGGAAGTTGCCGCACAGGCAGCGATCGCCGCCGCTCAAGTGCCGGGGTTCGTCGATATCATGAAAAAGGTCACCACGCTGCAGTCGGCCGGCAAACTGCCCAAGGCGCAGCTTGACGAATATCTCGGCTCCGTCGGCGTTGAGGGTATCGGCAAGATGGCCACAGCGTCGGCCGACATCCGCTCGGCGTTCGGTGCAATCCTGGACGGCATCGCATGACATCCACTCCCGCCCACGCTTTCCTCGCCCCCTCGTCCGCAGGGACTTGGGGGCCTGGGGGGTGCCCCGGCTCGCCGCGAATGGCGCAGGCATTCCCCGAAGATGAAGAGACGCAGGCCGCCCGCGAGGGTGAGGCGGCCCACTGGTGGATGGAGGAAGCGGTGCGCGGCCGGGAACACCCGGAGTATACCGAGGCCCCCAACAAGGTGCCCGTTACCGCCGAGATGATCGACGGGGCGGCCCGCATGGTGGTGGACATCCGCACGCTGATCAGGTTCAACCCCACCCTCAAGTGGCTGCTTGAAGCCTCGGTTAAGATGCCGCAAATCCACCCCACGCTCAATTGGGGGCGCTGCGACTTTGGCGCTGTCGATACCGTCAATAAGATCATCTATGTATGGGATTTCAAATTCGGCCATGGATATGTGGACGTGTTTGAAAACTGGCAGCTGGTGGATTACGTGCTCGGCGTCGTCAACTACCTGCAGGTGATCCCGGACGCGTCGTGGTCTGTGGACATGCGGATCTATCAACCCCGCTCATTCCACGAGGACGGCCCGGTAAAGCGTTGGTCCGTGTCATGGTCACAGTTCCTTCCATACGTCGAGCGGCTACGGCTGGCGGCGGTGGAGGCCACGCAACCGGACGCCCCCCTGCGCACCGGCGACCACTGCGACTACTGCCCGGCGCGTCATGCGTGCCCGGCGCTGCGGGCGGTTGGCGGTGTTGCCGTCGATCGATCGCTGCAAGGCGTCCCGGCCGCGCTATCCGCCGAGAATGCGGGGCTTGCCTTGCGCACCATCCGCACGGCTCGCGAGAGGCTGGAGGCACTTGAGACGGGCCTGGAGGCGCAAATATATGCGGCTCTGCGTGCCGGGGAGACCCGCACGGGCTTTGAACTCTATCAGGGTTTCGGCCGCGAGAAGTGGACGCAGCCCGTCGAGGATATCGTGGCCATGGGCTCTATGTTCGGCAAATCGCTGGCCAAACCGGCCGAGGCGATCACGCCCGCACAGGCCCGTAAATTGGGAATTGACGAAGCCGTCATTTCGGCGTACTCAGAGAAACCGAAGGGCGAAATGAAACTCCGCCCCTTGGATGACAAGACCATCCGCAAAGCATTTCAATAGGAGCACATGACTATGGCAGGAGCACAACCTCTCCGCTTGACGGGACCGCGTGGCCGGTTCGTACAGGGCGACGCATTCGAACCACAGACGACAGACCAGCAAGGCGCCCCGCTGACGATCAAGACCGGCCCGAACGCCGGCCAGCCAACCAAGCGTTGGTTCATGGCGGTGGCCTACAGCAAGACCGATCCGGCCACCATTCCGTACCTTATGCAGATCGCACAGTACGGCGCGCAAGTGTGGCCAACATTCTGGCCGGGCGGCGTCACCGCAGCGGCCCCGTTGTTCGGTTGCTCGCACCCCCGCTTTTCCATGAAAGTCATGGACGGCGACGGCCTCGACGACAACGGCAAGCCCAACAAGGATAAGCCCGGTTTCGCTGGTCACTACGTCGTCAAGTACAGCACCAGCATCCAGGCGCCGGGCGTTTGGCAAGAGCCGAACTATGACGACCTCGCCCGCATCAACGACAGCAAGATGTTGCCGCGCGGTTATTTCGTGCGGATTAACCACACGATCCAGAGCAACGATAACGACCAGCGGCCGGGCCTCTATGTCAATCTCGACAAGGTTGCCATCTGCCTGGACCAGCAAGGCGCCGAGGTCATCCAGACCGGCCCGAGCGCGGCCGAGGCGTTCGGTGCGGGTGGCGGCACCACAGCCACCCCGGCGCTGCCCGCCACTCCAGCCCCGGGTCTCTTGCCGGTACCGGGCGCGGCGCATACCATTGAGGCGTTGCGGGCTGCCGGTTGGTCGGACGACCAGATCGTGCAGGGAGGGTTTGCCACACGGCCAACACCGCCCCCTTTGCCTGTTACGCCCCCCGTGGCGGCACCTGCACCTACCCCCGCTGCGTCCACACCACCCGCGCCGGGCGCCGCACCTGCGACGCCATCCCCTTCTAACCCGCCTCCCCCACCTTACGGCGGGTATATGGAGACGGCGAAACCGGCGCACGTCATGCTCCCGGCCGCTAATGGCGCGACCTACGAGGCGATGATTGCCGCCGGCTGGACGGACGCACAGTTGGTGCAGCATGGTATGATGGCCGCTTAACAGCCCCGGCCGCGCCCCTCGATAAATCCCGATGTAAGGGCGGCGCGGCCTGCTCGTTTCCTAAGTGCATAGGCGACCGATGGAACGAAAAAGTGGGCCGAGAAGAACCACGGTGTGTAGGATACGATCTCTCGATTGACGATGACATACCATTCTAAAAGTTTTGCTTTCGGGTGCCGACAGGCGTTTAAAGCAGCATCGTGCAGGTGAGCCGAATATACACTGCGCCGAGGGGCCGCCCTTGTAATGTACAGACCAAACGCGGGCCAGAGACAGGCGGCTAAACAGCGTGACAGGCCGGAGAGACGGCCACTTTCTATTTGGTGAGGGAAAGCAACATGGAAGAATTGATAGCCCAACAGTGCGAGATAATCGCGCGGCTCCAGGCCGAGATTGAAGAGGCGCGGAGCGTTGCGGAACGTGAGTTTTGCGAGATGGACGGCGCGAGCACTGCAGACCTCTTTCGGCAGATGGCCCATAAGATTTCCGAGGTCCAGCGCGACGCAAATTTGTTTGAAAAACAAGCCACGGAATGGGAAGAAAAAGCCGACAAGCTGCAGACCACGATAGACGACATGGAAGAGGACGCCGGGAAACTCTTGGATGAAACCCAAATCGCAGCCGCCGACGCGACCGAGGATCTTTGCATGGCGCTCGGGTTCGCCCGCCGTCCCCTCGGCCCCACCGGAATGCGGGAGCTCGACGCGCTCGTGGCGGTGGTGTTCTGATGTGGGCAATTGAAACGCACGCAACGATCGATTTTGAGACTTACAGCGAGGCGGGGTTCGTGTGGGACGACGCCGGCCAGTCATGGCGCGCCCCGCCTGGAGCCACCAAGAATGGGATCAGCGCGGTGGGCACGGTCGCCTATGCCGAGCATCCGAGCACCGAAGTCATCACGCTGTCCTACCGCGTGCCGGGCGGGCCGCTCCGTCGCTGGCAGCCGGGTCTCCCCCTGCCGCAGGATTTGCTTGACCACATCGCAGGCGGCGGGCTCGTTGAGGCCCACAACGTGATGTTTGAGCGCTCGGTGTGGCACTACGTCCTCCACCTGCGATGCGGGTGGCCCGACCTACCGCCCGCACAATTGCGGTGCAGCGCCGCAAAGGCCCGCGTCAACAACTTGCCCGGCGCGCTCGGCAATTTGACCGATGTCCTGCCGGTAACTGTGGCCAAGAACCCGGACGGCAAACGACTTATCAACAAGTTTTCAATACCGCAAAAACCGACCAAGGCCCGCCCGGCACCGCGCATTTACCCGCACGATGATCCCGAGGACGCCGAGCGCTTCTATGCGTACTGCGACACCGACGTGCTGGCCGAGGAAGAGGTCAGCCGCATAACCATGCCCATGGCGGTCAATGAGCTGCGGTTCTGGCTGCTGGACCAGACCATCAACTGGCGGGGCGTCGGCGTCGATCGCGAAGGCGTGCGCAGCATGATTGCCGTGCTGGAGCAAGCGCTGGAAAAATACGGTGAGGAGTGCAAACAAATCACGGGCGGGCTCGCCCCTTCACAGGTTCAAAAACTGCAGGGCTGGTTGTCTGACCGGGGCACGTACATGTCCACACTGGACGCCGAGGCGACCGCAGAAGCGTTGAGCCCTGCATACGGGGGGTTTGTTTCTCCAGAAGCTCGGCGGGTGCTTGAGATCCGCGCGTTGGTCGGCTCGGCCAGCGTCAAAAAGCTCTACGCCTTTGAGCGTTCGGCCAACTCTGACAACCGCGTGCGGGGCATCATCATGCACCACGGCGCGCGCACCGGCCGCCCCACCGGAGAACTGGTGCAGCCGCTCAACCTGCCCAAGTCCGGCCCCGATCTGTTTTACTGCGGATGTGGTAAACCCCACGTGCGACGCGACACCTGCCCATGGTGCGCGTGCCCGGTACCGCCCGAGCCGCGCAAATACAAGTGGCCGGACACACCCAAGGGTTACGAGGAGAACCCTGTGGACCACGTGCAGACCATCATGGCGAGCCGCGATCTCGGCACCGTTGAATGGTTCTTTGGTGACGCGTTGCTGGCGATCTCGGGCTGTGTGCGCGGGATGATCCAGGCGGCCGAGGGCCATGACTTGCTCGCCAGCGACTACAGCGCCATTGAGGCTGTGGTGACCGCCGCACTCTCGGGGTGTGAGTGGCGCATGCAGACTTTCCGGGATTTGAAAGACATTTACCTCATGTCGGCCGCTCAAAGGTCGGGAGGTCTGACTTACGAACAGTACCTTTCGTATAAAGACGAGCACGGCACCCACCACTGGCATAGGCAGAAGTGGGGGAAAATTTTCGAACTGGCTTGCGGATTTGGCGGATGGGTGGGTGCCGTCCGTGTTTTCGACACCGAGACGCCCGATGAGGAGGTGAAAGCGGGTATTTTAGCATGGCGCGCGGCGTCCCCCGAGATCGTGGAGATGTGGGGCGGACAGTCACGCGGTCGGCCGTGGGATCCGGACTATCGCCTGGAGCGGTTTGGGTTTGAGGGTGCTTTCATCAATGCCGTGCAGTACCCCACGCAGGCATTTTCCTCGCACGGCATCAGCTTTTACATGCGCGGGGACGCGCTCATTATCAAACTGCTATCCGGCCGCGAACTGACATATCACACCCCCCGCCTGTGGCCATCCGATCGTGGCGCCGGGTTGCTCGACATCACCTATATGACGTGGAACAGCAACCCGAAATATGGGCCGCCGGGTTGGGTGCCGATGAAAACATATTCCGGCCGTATCGCCGAAAACATCGTCCAGGCGACGGCGCACGATATCCAGCGGTTTGGGATTGAAGCGCAGGAGGCGGCCGGGTACCCGATCGTGCTGCACGTCTATGACGAGAACATAGCCGAGGTGCCGCATGGATATGGCTCGCTCGAGGAGTTTGAGGCCATCATGTCCACAATGCCGCCGTGGGCTGCGGGCTGGCCGATCCGCGCCAGTGGTGGATGGCGCGGACGGCGGTACCGGAAAGCCTAGCGGGTCAGTGCACAATCCAGTTGGTATTGCCCGCCCGGAGCATGAAATACTCCCCGGACGGGATGCTGACGGTGACCGCACTGGACCCCTTGGGACCAACGAACGTGCCCCCGGCCGGCGTGCGCAGCGTGTAGGCGATCGACCCGGCGTTATAAAACTCCAGGCTGGCCCCCGAGTAATTGGACGGATCCGGCAGCGTGATGGTGTAGGTGGTTGCGCCACCCAACTGCACATAGCCGCCGAGCGCGCTGGAGGTCAGCGAGGTGGCCGAACTCAAGAGCGTGTAGGAATAGCTCTGTTGCAACACAATCCAGTTGTTGAAACCGGAAACTACCCACAAGAACGCCCCGCGCGGCAGCTTTGTGGTGTTGGTGCCCGAGCCATTGGGGCCGATGAAATTGCCGCTCGGCGTGCTCAAGGTCTTGTCGCTTGAACCGACGTTGCAGAAATAATACATGCCGCCCGTGGTGGAGCTTTCTTCCGGCGCCGGGAGTGTGATCGTGAACGTGCCCGACCCCAACACCTCCACATATTTGCGCAGCTGCGGCACCGTCAACGTGGTGGCCGAGCTGATGGCCACATAGCCGGGGTGGTCAACGTATGCCTTGGTGGTGGCGTGCAGCTGATCGACCGGCGGGCCGGGCAGTGTGATGGGTCCGGTCATGGTGCCGCCGGCGAGTGGCAGATAGTCCGTGGTGAATGCGGTGTCCGCACGCCACAGCGACCCGTCAAACACGAGCGGCAGGATGCTGTTTGCCGCGATGTCCCCGGCCTTCATTTCCGAGTTGTCCGCGCGCCGTACCGGCGTCGGCCCCACACCGTTGAGGGTGAGCGTCACAGCGCCGGTGTTGGCGGTCGGCACGCGCAAGATGATGTGGAGGCCCGCCGTCAATGTGGCCACAGCGGGGGTGAGCGCCGCCGTCAGGGCATTGGCGCTGCCCGAGGCGACCGCATAATTCCAGGCACCCGCCTGCACCGCCGTGCCCAACCGGCGCGGCGTGATGATCTTGTTCCCGAGTGTGGCGGCCAGCGCCTCGGCGGCGGTCGCTTCCTGCGTGGTATAACTGAAAACTTCCGAGATAGCCCACTTGGTCGGATCGGACCCAGGCACCGCCGTGTTGGTGGCGGCGAGAGATTGCCAGATCCGCATGCCGGCGCCCGCGTCATACCGCACGCGCGCCGTGAGAGGATAGCTCACCGCATTGCCCGCGTCGTCCAGGGCGTACCATTCCGGCGTGCCATAGAGCTGCAGGAATTTGATGGCCCGCGTGATCTCATAATAGAGCTCGTTGGTCTCGTCGCGGGGAACCGGCTTATAAAGCGGGTCGGTTTCCGGGTCGCGCTCATAGTCGGGGCCGAACCCCTGCGGATAGCTGACGGCGCCGGACGGCTGCACAGCCTCGGGCACCACGGCCCGGTCCCCCGAGGTGGCAAAAGGAATGCCGAAATATTTGCTGTCCGCCATGTGATTAAGCCCTAAATGGTCCGTTGTTGAAATTCTGGACGAACGGCCCGAAACCAAATTCCTTGCCGGGGTCCACCACGATATTCAGTTTTACACCAGCGGGGCGCGGGAGCAAGTCAAACTCCTCCAGCACCAACCGCACCTGTGACGATAATTCGGCCGGGAAAACGTAGGTCATGGACATGTCGAGCCCGTCGAGCGCATAGCCATATCCGAACACTTCCCGCAGCGTGTAGTTTGCAAACGGGATAGACCCGTCGCTCACGATCTGGAAATAGCGCAACCGCAGGACCAGCCGTTTTTGCTCAATCGTCAGTCCCGCAACGCCCGAGCTGCCCCGGCCAAACCCGCCGCGATTGAAGGGGCGATTATATGGGCCAAACCCCCATACCGGGCGGTCTCCTGTGCTCGGCTGGCCGATCGATAGCGGGATGCCGAGGATAACGCCCCACACCCCGAGGCCAAATTCGTTGGCCGTCTGCAGGTTGAAAACGTCATCATACCAAGACTGCCAGAACTCGGTTTGCTCCTCCAGGTACCAAGCGGCCTTGGAACGGAGCACCGACTGCAGACCGGCCGCCTCCTCGTATTGCCACAGGAGGGCGCGCAACAGATCAACCGAGAAATCAAATTCCTGTATGCGGCTCATGAGGGCGCCACCGTCACGGCGATATTGCCGGCCAGGAGCGTGGCTTTCTGCGCGATCGTGATTGGCACCTCGGCCGCGCTAAAGGTCACGCCATCGGATGAGATTGCGATGCTGCGGACATAGAGCGGTGGGGCCACCCGGCCCACGGCGGCCGCCAGTTCGAACGGGCTCACGTCGCCGCCGACCACAAAGCCCACCTCCCCCTCCTGCTCGCCGAGGGAATAGGAAACCATGGCGTCACGCACCAGGTCCGGAACGTCGGCATAAGCCGCACCGTTCGCAACCACCGTCACCTGCACATAGATAGGCACCAGAGTGGGGCGCGAGAATTTCACATTGTATGTCTGGCCGCTGTAGGGCTCGCGCACCGGCACCGTCAGCACGCCATTCCACGCGCACCCGGCCGATTTCTTGCGCAGGAGCATGAGCGCCACGGCGTTGTCGGTACCACCATCCACGCACACATAGATGCTGTGGGCCACAAGCGTGACGCCCTCAACGACAACCGAGGCATCCGTGGGGTTTTCGCGGAAAGCCAGCGACTTGACACCGGGCACTGTGTTCAAACCAGACACGATGGCCTCGGGCAGGGCAACCCCCTGGAGTGCCAGCGTCTGCCGGCGCCGGGCGCGGCTGGACAGGTCGCTTTCTTCATCGGTACCGGTTTCCCCGGCCGACGGGTTGAACACCGTCTCCCACCCAAGGACGGCCGACACCACCACGTTGAGCTCGCCGATAGCCACAGGGGTGGCGGCCGCGTCGATCGCCTGGAAAGTGCCCGTGGCCGAGCCGCCCGTCAGGACGACATCGGAGATCAATTCGAATAGCGCGCCATTGACGCCGAGGGACGCGCGAGAGCCCGACGGGACGATGGTGCCCGGCACGCCGGCCAGCTGCACGTCGCGCACGAGGGTAGGCGTTGCCGCCACGCGCTGGCCGCCCGTGAGCGCCCATATGGCGTCAAGGAATACGCCCCCGGCAAGGTTGGGATTGATCTGGTTGGCAAGGTCCGCGTTGTTGCGCACCACGGCGTCCCGCGCCTCGGTTTCCGCCACGATGAGAACGCCCTGCGGTGTCTCGGGGCTCACGTCGAGGTCGTCACCGAACGCCGTGCGAAACTCTGCCTGGACTTCCTGCAGGATTGTTGCGGTATCCGGGACGATGACGCCGGTGGCGGTCAAATACTGATAGCTAACCATTGATCGTGCCCGCTCCGTAAATTGTGGTTATGACAGCACGATAAGCCATCACGTCGTCAACCCGCGTAGTCTCCAGCTCGTCGATGCGAACCACGCCGGCAATCTGCTGTATGCGCTCGCGAAAGGCGGCTTCAAAAGGTGCGGTGTTTGGCGCCCCCACCCATACCGTTTGAAAGTATGGCATGCCTTGCTGTTGCGCGAAAACCATTTCACCGAGGATAGCTTTTGCACAGTGCGCGCAGACCAGCAAGACGGCGTTGATATTCTCCACGATCTGGAGGGACCGGCCGGAAATTGCGAGGTCATTGGTTTTGGTGACGGCGAAAGTTTTCAAGACGCGGGCTCCCCGGTGTTCGAACCGCCGGGAATGACGCCCGTGTGGACATGGGTGTCTCCGATGCTGACCCCGTTATGCGTCACGTCCCCGCCGGTGATGGAAAGCCCGGCGCCGTTGATGGTGACGTTGACCCCGCCAAAATCGAAGTAAAGGCCCGATCCGTCAAACGAGAAATAAGAGCCGCCATCGTTAGCGCCGATAACCACACGATCACCCGCACCCGACGGGGCGTTACCGTTGCTCATGGCGTCGGGCATAAACAGCCCGTCTTGGAAAGAGTGCATGCGCGCGGTGTTCGGCGTGTTTTCCTTCAAACCCTGTTGGAACACGCTCAAGTCCCGATCGGCCGCCAGGATCCAGCCTTTATCCCCCGGCTTGATCGGCATGGAAATACTGAAAGCGGCGTTGCCGAATTGCTGCACCCGAACGCTGGCGATTTGCGAGCGGCTGACCTTTTCCCCGTCGCTGCCCTCCATCTGGATAAGGTGCTTGACGGTGGCCCGGTTGCTGGCGCGGTCATAGCTCACCACCTCAACCGGCATCATGACGTCCATGGATTGCATGGCTTTGTTGATGCCGGTCTTGATCACACCGGCGAGGGTGCTTTCATCCGCCGGCCGTATGCTTGGGGGCTGGTTAGCCATTCCGTGTCGCCTCAATATCATAGTAGAAAGCCGTGTCCCGGCTCGACAGGTCAAAGTCAAGTTTATAGATGGTGTAGGAGCCGTCAAGCGCGGGGTTGAGCTCGCTGGTCAGCTTGATCTCCCCGCCGAGCACCGTTTCAAGGTCAAAGAGAATTTGCACATTGACCCCGCGCTCGGTGGCGCTCGGCAATCCGATCATGCCCGTGGTGTTGTCGATCACCTTGACGACGTTGCGGCGCGGCTTGTTGATTTCCTTCACCACCAGGGTCTCATCGTCCAGATATGCGTCCACCCCGCCAGACGACGCGAGCTCATTGATTTGTCGCAGCGCCGCACCGTTGAAAGAGTAGTTGGCGATGAGCTTGTCTTGCGCTTCAAAGACCATCGTGGCGTTCAAATCCTTGGCCACACGGGCGGCGATCTCTGACAGCTTCTCTTTGTCCTTGCCCGATCGCGCGACCACCTCGCCCTTTTTGAAAGCCCCGGTCTGCGCCTTGATCTCCAGCCCGATATCGGGCGGCTGCGTCGGGCTGCTGGCGGTGATATCGCCCACGAACAACCGCGCCACCCCTGTGGACACGCGTCCCGCCTCGACATAGAGCTTTTTGGGCGTGCGGTTCTTGTTGAAAGGGCTGGTCTCGGTGAGGATGTAGTTGCGCACATCCTTTGACAGGTTGGTGACCGTCACCTCGCACGTGTTTTGCGTATCGGTGGCGCCCTTAGATCCGCTGGCGGTGATCGCCATGGGGCTTTCATACCATTTGATTTCGCCGGAAACCTCAATCCCCACCCGGACGATGCGCTGGTCGATATTAACCACGGATCACCGCCATTTCGGCCGGCGTGAGATAATAGAGCATCTGTGTCACCCCAAGCTCGGGCCAGTCCGGCAGGGCCTCGGATACTGTGGTCACGATGAAATTCCCAAATTCTTGGTATCGGTATGGGATGATCATTTCCCCGGCCAGCACCCGGCAGCCCATGATCACAGGCACGCCGTTGATCGTGATATCTGCGACCAGAACACCGCGCGCCATCTTCAAGGTGATGACAAACCGGGTCAGGTCCACCGTCACCGATAGCGTTTGATTGGGCGTGGGTGTGAGCGGAATTTCTCTCATTGGCCGTAGGTCCATCGATAGAGTTGCGACCCCTGCGGCTGCGCACCTTGCGCGGATCCCGCCGCAGCGCTGGAGGCTTTGGAAGCGGCGGCCGCGCTCGGGGTGCGGGTCTGCTGTGCGCCCTTGTTGAGCGTCGAGGCTTGGGACGGGTCTTTGACCTGTGACGATGACAGCTCGGTTTTAGGCGTGACGAACCGCGCCTCGCGCAGGTGCAGGCGGACGGACACCCCATCGTAAACGTCGGGCGTTTCCTCGTGCGGCAAGTCCGTGATGACCATGTTGGAATACGAGCCCGTGCGGGTCCGAATGGTCAGGAGCGTGCCGGCAAGGAATGTGGCGCGCAGAGCCGCGTATGTGCTGCGATAGGCGACCTCGCCCACGCACATGAGCGGCAGCTCAATCTCAACGGGCTTGAATACGATGTGGTCAGAGATCACCGCGCCGGTTTCCAGCGGGTGCTCCATGAGGTCGGCCAGCTCGATGACGTTTGCCTGGAGCGGCCGGGCCTCGGAAAACAGCGGGGCGAAACCGGCGCCGGTGATGGCCACAACATCCACGGCCTTGGTGGACGTGAGGGCTGACCGGGCGAGATTGACCGCGCCAAAGAGGACATCTTGAAGGGCCATTATTTTGCCACCCCGTCATCAAATTGCGCGCTGGTGTTGCGCAGTTGCTTGGTGAGCTCGCCTTTGACCGCAGCCGCCACACCCTTGGCGTCGGTGGCCTGTGTGTTCACGGTGACGCTGCCCACGCTCACATTGCTATTCTGGTTGACAGTGGGGGCGCCTGCAATGCTCTGCGGTGTCTGGCCGTTGATCGGCGCACCCGAGGCGCTATTGAGCGCAGCCTGCCCCGCAGCGACACCGGAGGGGAATGTCATGCCGCCCATGCCCAAAGGCGCGACCATGCCGGCGGGCACGTTGCCGCCCCCGTAGGCCGAGGCCGGTTGTGACGCCGCAGCGCCGAAGAAGTCCATGATGGCTTTCTTGGCTGCATTGAACGCCGTGACCACCGGCCGCAGGGCGGCTGTCAGCTTTTCAAACAGCCGTGTCATGTCCGTGACGAAATCGCTCCAGCTGTCAGCCGCAAAGCCTTCAATGGTCTCTTGCATTTCGCGGAATTTATTGGCCACCGGCTCCAGGGCTTCACGGATGGTTTTCGTGTCGCGCTGGATACCGGCGGCAAATTCCTGCCACCCGTTGGATGAAAAGAAAGTGTCAGACGCGGATTTGATGCCGTTGATTGCCGAGGTGGCCGCTTCCCGCAGGGTCGGGAATATGTTCACAATCCCCGTGACGATCTTGCCGAACCACTCGTAGCGCTCGGCCAGCGCCCCGATGAGCGAAGGCTGGCCGTTCATGAACGCCACGATATCCTCATAGGCCAGCGCGAACGCGGCACCCACGGCAAGGATAACCCCTCCGATCGCGAGGAACGGCCAGGTAGCGGCAACGACTGCCGTCGCCAGAGACGTGAGTGCCGGCAGAAACACCGCTGTGATCACCCCCGCGATGCCGATAAAGAACCCGGAAACCAGCGTCTTGTTGCGCGCCATCCAGTCCACGAGATTGGCAAACCCGCGAACGGCCAGAGACACGGCGGGTAGGAAAGTTTCGAGGATGGCATTGCCGAGCGATGTCAGGCCGTTTTGAGCCCGCCCCATCTCCCCATAATATTCGCGGGTGAGGCGCGCTTGCTCCTCCGTGACCACGCCGAGCTCTTTCTCGGCGCGTATCCGCTCCTCCAGCGCCCGCCGCCCCTTGAGCAGCATATCAATGGTGGCCGCGTCCTCGATGCCGAGTTTTTTGATGCGAGCCAACGCCTCGGCGCGACTGACATCCTCCAGGTTTCCGGCCAACTGCAGCATGGCGTCGGACGCGCCGAGCGCCTCGCCCTTGGTGTTCTTGAAGGCCAGGCCCCACGCGTCGAAGTCTTTGCGCGCGCCGCTCTCGGCGTCAGAAAACGCCTCATTCACTTTCTCGGAAATCTTCACGAGGCTGTCGAGGGCGGCCGCCGTCTCGCCGCCCATGCCCTTGACGGTGCGCTGGAACGCGTCAACATCACTGATGGAGGCGTTGAGTTTGCTTGAAAACTGGTCCAGCTCCCGGACCGCTGCGGCCCGCCCAACCGCCACGGAAAGCAGCGTGCTAAGGGTGCCGAGGGTCAGGAGCGGCGCCGCGAGATTGCGGGCCATGGCAACGAAAGACGAGCCGACACCGGTTGCCGCCTTGTCTACTTTCTTAAGGCCATCTTCCGCCTGGTCGCTGGCGTCGTCCACCTTTTTTATATCCTCGGCGGCTTTGTCCGCGTCGGTCTTGAAGAGAATATAAAAGGTGTCGAGGATGCTCATTTATCGCCAGCGTTCTTAATCGAGAGCCATTCGTTGAACCGGGACGTTACGTCAATTTCCCAGAGATTGAAAGCATCCTCCAGACTGTAAACGGTTCTCAGTTCTTGGAGGGTGGCTTTCCCGCTTGCAATGATGTGGCCAATAAAGGCATCAACGTTTTGGAAATCCACTGTGCGGCCTTCTGGCTGAAATTCGCGAAGAAATCGGAGTTCAGCCCTTCCCCGAAAAAACTGGTATTATACTCCAGCTGCGACCATTCCAGCTTTGCCAGCGTCTCCCAATCAGGCACGTGGTTATCCACAAGGGCGCGGGTCACCAGCGGGATCGGGGCCGCGCCAGCGGGGGCCGCCGACACGAACGCCATGAGTTTGAGCATGACCTCCTCGGACTGCTCGTATTCGCCGACCTTGGGCATGTTCGAAAGCGGGTATTTGCTCACGATCTCACGGCCGGCGATGGCGGGGAACTTGGAAAGCAGATAGGTGCGCTCGTCGCCCTTTTGGGTTTTGATGGTGATTTCTTTTTGCTCAATCATTTAAAGGTGACCCTCTTTATACGGCAGTTGTTCGGCTGCGGGTCGGGGAAACGCACGAACCCCGGCGGATGCGCAAGCGGCTTTTCTTCTATGACCACAGTGGCCATTTTCGGGATGTTATAGTTGTTCGGGTCGTAATATTCGATCACGCCAGCAACTCCCGCGCCCACTGCTCATACGTGGTGTTTTCCGGCGGGGGCTCGCCAGCTGCGAAACGCTCAAAGAACGCGCGGCATTCTTCAAGGCGGCGGGCTGCGGACCCCACCAATGCCGACGAATGTTCCAACTTTTGATCGCGCAAAAACGGCTGTGCTTCTCGTGCCGTCTGGATGAGGTGGTTTAGGCTCGCCATGTGTGTCGTCTCCATAGAAAAGCCGGGCGGTTTCCCGGCCCGGCCATTCTAATATCTATTTGACGGCAGCGTCAAGTTATGTGCGCGCCAAATTCTCAAAAGAGAGCATGTAAGGCTTGGATTTGATACGGCCCGAGCTCGCCAACGCCTTGCCGGGAATACCGTCGGTGATGCCGCCGTTGCTCCAGGTCTGCGTCGAGCCGTCCGGGTAAAGCGCCGTCATTGTGATCACATCGCGGGCGCCCGTCTTGCCGCGAGCCACCCGGTTCGCCTCCAGCAACACCGACATATTGCGGTCGTCGTCGCCGGCAGGAATGAGGTTGATCGTGACGTTGAGCGGGTTGGCTTTTGACCACAGGATCAGGTCACCGTTGACGCCCATGGCCTTGTCGCGGATCTGCTGCTGCGGCACATCCAGGCTGTCGGCGTCGTCGGCGAACTGTGTAAGTGTGATACCCGCCGGAAAAGTCACCGAGGCGACAAGACGGACGCGGATACCAAAGGCGGAAATGTCTTGCATGTGAGCGTCCTTATCAAATCAGGATGTGAGAGCCTTCGACCTTACGCACGGCATCGTCCTTGCTGTAGATCAGCGTGTAGATGATTTTGTATTCCGTGCGGCTGTCGGTGGTGACGTATGACTGGACCACGGCGTCAAGCCAATACCCGGTGTTCTGCACCTGATACCATGACAGCTCGTCGCCCGTGATCTGCTCAATGTAGAGCTTTTGCACCTGCGTGAGCGGCTTGTCCACGCTGATGACGCCGTTAAACAGCGCCTGATCGATCGCATCCTGCAGGATGGCGATGATCTGGCCGCGACCATCCACGTTGGCGGGCACGCGGCCGACCGAGAGGAGCAGCGAGAGGATGTTGGCGCGGGCCACGTCCTTGAGCCACACCTCGTTAGCATAGACGTTCTGGTCCACCGGTGCCGTCGAGCCGCCGCCCATCACGCCGCGCTGGTAGAACGCGATCAACTGCCCGGCCGTCTGCGTGACGCCGTAGTAATTGACCCGCATGCCGTCGAGCTCATCCGAGAAAGCCGTCGTGGCCACCTTGGGCGTGAGGTTGAACTGCTGGTACATATAGTTCTGCACGCTGTTGCGGCGGGCGTATGGTGTGGCCGCCATGATCATCATGGGGCACATCTCATCGTACTCGGCCGGGTTCGGCGCATAGGTGAGCGCCTGGCCGGGAATGCCGATAAGAGCGGCCGACAGGGCATCACGGTCGGCGTCGTCGCAACGCACGCAAAACATGAACTCGACGTTGCGCGTGGCGTTCCATGTGGCCGCCTCGATGACCTGCAGCTGCGTGAGATCCTGCATGAAAAGGAAGCTGCCGAAATTGGTGCTGGTGTCGCTTGTGGACACGAGCGTGTCGGTGACGCTGGTGGCGTCCACGCCCGGCGAGAACACGGCCGAGGTGCCCCAACCGATGAGCGGGGCGATATCCGTACCGCCGATGAGCGTAACGGCAACGGGCGCCGCCTCGGAAACGGAACCCACGAAATTGAACGACCCACTCGGGGCGTCATAAGAGACCGTGGCTGTGGCAAACTGCGTGCCGGTCTGCAGGCGAATTGCCGTCTGGAGAGCCGCAGCGACAGCCGCAAAGCTGGACGCGGCAGAGAAATCGATAGTCGAGATGGTCACAGTGTTCTCGCCGGCCGTGAGGCGCAACGAGCCCGAGGTGACGGCCTGGAGCGCCGAGAGGGCGGCCGGGACGCGAACACCAAAGATACGCGGGGCTGCGTTGACCTCGGCCCACCGGACGTACTGCAACGCCTGCGGGGCTGTGATGACCTTGGACACCCAACCGAAATAGAACGCGGCGCGCTTGTATTCCTCGCTGGTCGATCCGAAATAGGTGCTCGCGTCGTCAGCGTTTGTGACTTCCACAATGCTGTCCACGGGCACACGGACGTTTGACGTGTAGAGCCGGCCGATGAGGTCTCGCTGGCGCACCCGCGCCCCGCCGCCGACCCCCGACGTGATCTCGACGTATTTACTGATGGTCACTGCCATTGTCAGACCCTTCTATAGTTCGGCTCAATCGACTGCGCCGTGGGTGTTGTGGTTACGATAGTTTGCGGGTAAACCAGCACGAGATCAAAGTTTGGCATAGCCTCGTATTGGTCACTTTCATTCACCCACTGCAAATTTCTGATAGCAGTTATTCGTAGCGGCCGGACACGCTGCGCCGCAAGTGCGGTCAGCCCCTCATCACTTTGTAAAATATCCGACGCCGCTTTGCAAATGTCCATAGCGGTTGGCAACGACATAAAATCCACCGCGTTAGGATTACGGCGGGCCATTGCCCCGATTTGCAGCGTGCTTTCCCACCATTGCATCATTTGCCCGGTCATGGGATCGATCGGCGCGGCACCCGGCGAGTAAGCCCGGCGCATGTGGCCAAACCGCTGTTCAAGGATGGACTGGAACGTCACGGTGGGTTGCGAGGGGGCGCCCATGATCTGCGGCTGGTAAATCGCCTGGACCCCCACGGCGTCGGCACCATACCGCCCGGTCAGCCCGGCCGTCAGCGTGGTGTTGAGCAATGTCCACAGGTCAAGCTGTTTCATTCGTCAACCTCACGCACAGCACCCGCGTCCACCCGTCTTGCATAAGCCACGGGCATTTGCTTTTGACCTGCCACACGTCGCTGCCATAGGTCAGCTTGTCGCCCGTCTTGTCGCGCTCGGGGTCCGTGAAGCCTTGGCTTGAGTAGAACGTGGCATATTCCTGCGACAGGTCCAGACCGTACCGCTGCAGCATGGTGGTATCGATCGGCTGGAAACTGCCGGTGATGATCACAGGGGCAGCCCACGTCGCCACTTCGATGCCGGCAGGATTGCGGGTCTTGCCCTGATACTGGCGCCAGCCAATCGCCTGCGCGCTGATGAGCCCGAGAGCCATGTTGAGGAGGTTTGCGCCGGGTACGGTCATGTGCGCTCAATCTTGTGCGTGACGGACTGGAACATCTGCCCGCTGTCAATGAGGGGCTTGCTGTGGCCCTTGCGTTTGATGGTGATGGGCGATAGCGGCGGGCTGGTGACCGCCTGGATCTTCTCGGCCACGTTGCCCGCTGCCTGCATGGCAACCACCTCCAGCACCGCCTCGGGGCTCATGCTGCCCTGCATGGCGGCTTTGGCGCCGTCGGCGATCATCTGCACCCACTCGCCGCCGTGGTCGGCCACAGCCGGGCGCATGAACGGGCGAGCGGGTATGTGGGTCGTGCCAAACTCGTGGATTGTGGCGACGTGGGCCACCGAGGTGCCGCCGGGATAGTGGGCGCTTTCGAACCAGCCCACCTTTGCCTCCACGCCGTCCAAGCCCTCCAATGTGGCAAGCACGCGCTCGGTGCCGGGGCCGCTGCGGGTGACGGTCAAAATAAACCCCCCACTTTCCGGAAGGCCCGCCGCTCGGGCAGCCCGCCGATATAGAAGCCCGGCCCCGCGAGCGCGCGCAGGAGCGCCCACAGCTGCAGGCCGTAGGGTGTGGACGCCAGCCAGTATTTCCAGCCGCTCGTGCCCACCGGCGCGGCCACCATGGTCACAGTCACTTTGTCGATCCCGGCGGATTGCATGGGGCCGACCGAGGGCGTGGTGCCGCCGGCAGCGATGGCGATATTGAGCTGCAGGAGATGGGCGGTCAGGAGATTGAGCGCTTGCTGGAGGCCGTTGCCCGACACAAAGCAGTTATCCCACGGACTGATGTAGGCCGTGGCCATGGTCCACTGCGCCTCCAGATAGGCGTCGGGGTACTTGGTCGTGTCGGCAAATGCCGGAAACAACAGCCGAAACGTGGGGATGTCAATCGTGTGCTCGGCCATTGCCCGCTCCAAAAGGTACGGCCCGCATGATAGCGGGCCGGGGCGGTGGTGGCAAGGTGGTGGACCACTAGGCAGCAATAAGCTTTGACGCCTTTTCTATAATCTTAGAACGGGCCTTTTCGGCGGCGTCGCGTGATGTATACGCCTTTCCCTCTAGCATTTTATAGTCGGCATCATGTAACCAAAACGAGCCGAAAAGGCCCGGCTCGATGACGATCATCGGAAAACGACCGTTGCGAACTTCGTTCTTTGCGTAGCTGGAAGGGGTCATGTGGTCATCTCCTGATTTGATAGCCCACCATACATTGATTTGACGGGGCCGTCAAATAGAAAAACCCGGCTGTTACACCGGGCTTTCCGTCTCGTGCATGTGGCGGCGTTTATGCCCGCCGGCTATTGCCCTTGGTCGGCTTGTCGTCGCCGGTGTTGAGGATGGGCTTTTTCTCCTCGTCAAAATCTTCCTCGACGAGGGGCGCCGACTGGTCGCGCGACTGCATGTCAGACGCGGCAACCTTTTCCGGATCGGCTGGCTTGTCGCGGACCTGGATATAGCCGTTCTTCTCGTGCAGCTTGAAAACCTCGTTGTCCTTGAGCCAAGCGTGGTCCTCGGCGCTGATTGTGGTCATGACGCCGTACTGCGTGATGAGGTGCTTATCCGGCACGTTCGAACCGCCGACGATCAGGACGGACTTGTCCACGGTCGGGAGGTCCGCGCCGCCGCTCACGTGGCTGCGATATTCCATATTGCTGGTGAGTGTGGAGAAAACATAAACCTTGCTCATGTGACCTATCCTTTGGTTGGGTAATGGCGGCTGACCATAAAGCGGAATGACCAAACCGTCAAATGCGCCGGGCGGTGCCCTTTTTCACCCGCAGGCTCACGGCTCCGTCAGATATACCGAGGGCTTGAGCCATCTCTCTTTGCGACGCATAGACGACGCCGGTTTTCAGATCCTCAACGCCACGACGGCATGCTTGCGCAGATAACGCGGCAATGCGCTGACAGTTCCGGCGGTTCTCCTCAGATGCTCGCCACGTCGCAAGGTTGGCATCCCGTTTAGCCACATTGTCGGGGTTCTGTGACGATACCTTGTGACCTTTGAGGCAGTTGGCTCGGCCCTCGGGTGTGTCGAGGTACGCACGGCGAGCTTGGTCCGTCCGGGCTTTACCCTCGGGGCTTCTCGGATCGGCCCGGCCCTTATGTTTGCGACTTAGGTGGGCGCGGGCCGCTTCCGTCATTTGTTGACGGGTTCGCTCGGCAGCCGCTTCCCGCGCGCCCGGCTGGTCGTACTGCGCTTTGGCCGCTGCGGATCGATGTTCGCGCCCACCGTTTTCCATCCAGTCTCTGAACCCCGCCGTTGTTTCTTGACTTACTGGTTTGCCTTTAAACGCTGCCGACAGTTTGGCGCGCACCGCCGGATTATCCCAAACTTTCTCTTTCATGACCCGATGGATCGCCGACCCCTTTGGCGCGTGCATACCCTGGCCACCCAAGGCCACGTTGAAACCAAAGTCGGGGTTTGTCGCATCCAAAGCGGCAATCAAGTCTATTTCCGCTCGGGCGGCAGAAAACCTGTCGTCATGCTCAGAAACCACCATTTGCACGGGCTCCCCGATTTCTCGCCATGCGACATATATCGGGTTGGGCTTTCCGAGCCGCGCGGCTTGCGCGTGATTAAAAAACCGAGCCGTAAACTCTCCCTTTTTATTGGTCCGGCTCATTCCCACATAAACTCGATCATCCGCAAAAACCAATAAGTAAACGAAAAACGTCATAGAAAAGGCCCTCATGAACAGTAAATCATGAGGGCCTTTTAAGTTAAACTGACCTTTAAGTCAATCTATTTTTAATCTATTTCCCTAAATTCCGCTTCTCCTGCAGATTGCCCAAGGACGTTTGAGCATCACACCGCCGAGCGCGTTGGTGTAATCCTCAACGTAAGACTTGGCGCGTTGTTCCACACCGAGCGATGTCAGCTTGGTGGGCACGATCTGCTCGAACGTGCGGCCGCCATCGCTGGAACCGTCGTCAACTTTCTCGGCGTAGAGGTAGAACACGTTCGCGCCACCGTTGGCACCGTTAAATTCCGGCACGCTGACAACGCGGATATTCGGATACGTTTCGCGCATCCAACCGCGCACCGAGATGCCAAAGTCCGACGTGACCGTGAAGTACTGCGAACGGCTGGAGGCAATGGCGAGAACCAGGGGCGTGCGTTCCGGATCGATGTTGTTGCCGGATTGCGTCTGGATAGCGCCAAGAGCCTCGCGGATGTCCGCCGTGATCTGCAAGAAAGTCTTGCCGGTCCACTGCGTTGTCGTGCCGTTGGTGGCCACAGTGGCGTATGCCGGCAGGTTCGGATCGTTGAGGATGCCGAACGTGCGACCAGCGCCGCCGATGTAGCCATAGAAGCCGATACGGTTGCGCAGGATATCAAGCGACAGAGCCGCCGAGGTACGCTTTTCCGCTGCCGTGTTGATGTTCGGCACGCGGCCCGTGCGGGCTTCCTCCAGCCGGCCGACCATGAGGCCCTGCTCGAAACGCACGATCGTGCGGCGATCATAGCTCGGGTTCCAGCTGGCGAGCGGGATGTTGCCGAGATCCGTGTAGGGGACCGCCGAGCCAGTCGGTTCAAGAACCTGCTGGACGACTTCCTCATCTTCCCAATTGCCGCCGATCGAGATGCCCACGAGCTCGTCGATAACGCGGGCTGTGGTGACCGTGCGGACAAGACCGGGGAGCCAGTTCTGGAGGAACTGCGCCGGGGTCGGGATGGTGCCGGGCGAGATGGTGGGCGTCAGCACGTTGGCATCAAAGCCGTGTGCCATCGCCATGTCCCGCACGTCACGGTCCTGGAAGTCAATGCCGATCTGACGGAGGGCTGCATAGTCCCCCGCCTGGTCGGCCGCCATGACGAACGGACCGGCAAGCATGGTGGCCGCCGAGAGGTGGAGACCGATGTGAGTAATTTTAGCCATTGGTCTCTTTCCTTATGCCTTGGCGTCGAGTTCGATAACTGCGAGACCAGCGGCGGCGCTTTCGTAGCGGGTTACACGACCGTTCGGGACGCGGGCGGTGCCGGCCGGGGCGGAAGCATTCGGGGCGGTGGACTGCAGAATACCGGTGGTGGTATTGAACCAGATCCAGTCCCCGATTGCGAACGCGGCTGGCAACGCGACGATGAGGCCGGCGCATTCCTGCACGAGCTCCACCATAGTGTTGTTCGGCAGCGTCATGGACGCTGCGAGCGTGCCGTCTGCGGCGGTACCGCCGGACACGTATACCTTGGGGTTGGCCAAGATACCGGCAAAGATGCCCGTGCCGCCAGCAACCACGTCAAGCGGCTGCGGGTCATCCGAGGTCTCAAAGCTGGCCGTGGCGTCGTCGGCGATCGTGAAGGCACGACCGATGACGTTGTTGGCCGGGGTCGCGCCCGTCAGGCGGCCGGGCTGCGCGCGCAGCGGGCCGTCGAGAAAGAGCTCGCCGACAACACCGAACGCAATGTTTCCAGTGATTGAAGTCTGAAACATATGGATAAGCCCTTATTTCTTGCCGGACGCATAAGCAGCGATGCCCTGGCCGAGACCAGTGCTCGCGGCGCTGTCCGCTGCGGTGTGGACGACGGCAACTGGGCGAGCCTGCAGATAGGCGTCCAGTGCGATGGTTTCATTGCCGGGAGCAACCCCGGTAATCTTGAGCTTTTCGACGCCGTACTTGGCCACATCGGCGAGGGTCATGGCCGAGTGATCGAATACGCCGACATGCGGCTTAAGACGATCAACCAGAGCGCCCTTGTGGGCAATCGTGGTCATGACGGTTTTTTCGTCCATGGCCGGGCGGGTGGCGAGGGTGGCAACCTGCTTGGCGAGGGCCTTGACGGTCTTTGTCAGACTGTCCATGGCCTTGGCTTCCTCGGTCTTGGGATCCTCGTCGCCAGCTGGCGGCGGGTCCTTGGGCTCGTCCTCATCTTCGACCGTTGGCGCGTCTGCCGGGGGGACTTCTTCATCCTTGGCCGGTGCGGGCGGGGTCTCGGGAGCAGCGGACGCTTCAAGCTTGTCCAGCCGTGCCATGATGGCCGCGATGGCCTGTTTCAGTTCTTCATCCACGGGCAGGAACTCCTTTGCGTCAACCGTGAAACTCAATTGGTCCAGGACACGAATGTCCGGGCCCATACGTCCCTCGTCTACAAGTGCGAGATGGTTTGCACGAATTTGGCGCTGGACGACATCATATTCTTGACCGTTCCATTCGCCTGGCGTGAAATCATAAACGCACCGATACCCGCAGGATAACTCAGTTTTACCGTTTTTGATTTTTTCGGCAAGTGTCTTGCTGAATATCTTGAGGTTGGCGGTCATGAGACCGTCGGAAAACTTCACATTTTCGCCGATCGTGCCCGCAACACCCTTATCCTCGGCCGCCGTGTGGCCCTCACCGAGCATCACGTGGTCATCGATAATAGGCACCAGCTTGAAACTGGCCAGCGTATCGGCCGACGCGAGCTCATCGGCAGGACGGTAAACCTTGAAGATGCGACCATGATCTACGGCCGGGGCGCCGATCTGCGCGCCGCTGTAGGGAAAGATACCCTCACGGCTGATAGGATTGTCCGCGACCTCAAACCAGCCGTTGAGATCATAGTTGCGGGCGCTGGAGGCGCGGTCCATGGCCACAGTCACGGCGTGGTCTCCTTTATTTCTTTGATGCGGCGGCCGAACCTCTCAACCCCCGCATTAAGATCCGCTTCGCAAGACGACGCCCCGCATGTGCATTCCTCGGCCCCTAAACGGAACCGTTTGCACGGGCAAAAATCATCATGCCTCAAAGAGATGGTCATGCAGCGGCCGGCGGCTCTCGGTCCATTTCTTCAATCAGCAACTTGCGGCTGCTGGTGACGTAGTGGTCCTGCTTTTCATACGCGGGAACCGTGGCGATCACGCTTTCCGAGACATCGCCATCCGAACGGGTATCGATGGCCGTAACTTGAACCGGCCAGCCTGCATGCGCGTCAACTGTGACTTTGGTTGTCATTGTACTTCCTCGGCTTTAAATTCGATCACCGGCACCATCCGGCACCGGCAGTTTATGAGCTGACCCGGAAACCCGCGCTCGCCCGTGCGTTCGTCGATCACCGGCGGGTCATCCATGGAGAAAACCTTGCCATTTAGTGTGTTTTTATGCAAGGGGCGCGGCTCTTTCCCGCCCATGGAATGCAGCCACTTGAATTTTTTAACGCCGAGGCCCTGCATGCGAGTGCGATTTATGGCCGTTGTGGCCTTGCTGGTTTGGTCGCGGGCGATGAGCGCGGCCCGGCGCTTGCTGATACCATAGCGCTGCTCAAGGAACGGCTGCAGGTCCGCCATACCCCGGCCGGTCTGGATCGACCGCATAACCTCGCCTTCAATCTCCAGGAAGAATTTTGCCGGTATGGATTTGATCAGGGCCACATTCTGTTTGATGCTGGCGCGCACCACGTCGGCCACGACACCCGACACCACGTCAGTCTTGAGCGTGACGCCGCCGGACACGTCCTTGAGGGACTGGCCGAGGCCCACCGCACTCTGACGGCTGATGCCCTCGGCCCACGCCTTGGCGAGCCCCCCGGCACGATCGACGAATAGGGCCGTAAACCTGCGAGTAAGCTCGCGCACCAGCTTCGCGGCCATGCTGGAGAAAGAGGCGTCCATGGCCACAGTTGCGGCGCGGCCCTCGGGCGTCCGGTAAAGCCGCTCAAGCTCGCGGCGGGTGGCCGCGTTCATGCGGTCCACCATCGCCTCCAGCTGCGCGCGGAATTTGGCCTCGACGATATCGGGCGGATTGAGGGGCGCGCCTGCGAACGTGTGGCTATCGCGCTCGGCCGCCCACGCCTCACGCCTCGGGGATAAGCGGATCTTGCGGCGTTTCACCGTTGATCTCCCCAAGCATCGCGGTCAGTTCCGGGTCGGTGACCGTGGGCATGGTGGGCTCCTCCACCTCGGCCAAATCCGTGTACCCGCTGGAGTTATCCCCACGCAGACGGTTGCGCACGTCCACCGCGTCGATGGCGCCGACCGTCACCAGGATGTTATCGGTCTCGGCGTTGATCTTGTTGATTTCCGCATAGTCCTTGGCGCCGGGGCTATCAACCGGGTTCCAGTCGATCTCCACACGCACGGAGCCGGACGCCAGCTTGAGCTTAGGCCCGACATCCGAGCGCATGACGATCTCATGGTGGCGGTTAACCAACCGGGTCAGGTCGTTCGCCTGGATGGTCTCCAGCTCCTCGTGGTAGCTCTGCGCCTCGTAGTCGCCCGTGGCGTTGAACCCCTTGGGGGTGGTGCCGAGGAGTTTGGTTGCGGGCACGCCGGCAGCGGCCGCCACGATCTGGTATTGCGTCATGATCACAGCATCAAGGTCCGCAAGGCTCGTGTCGATCTGCGTCACCTGGTCCTCGGTGTCGACAATCTTGGTGCCGTAGTTGTCCCGGAAGAACGCAAAGCGGTTCAACCGCTCCACCGCCGCCTCGGGGTTTTCCAAGAATGTGGTGATGTCCGTGTTCTGCACCATGGTGCGCTTGGTCATGGCCAGCTGCGGCGCCTCGTTGGCCGTGCGCTCGGCAGCATAGACCCGCTCGTAAATACGCTGCGGCACCGAGACACCACCATACATGTACATGGGTTTCAGCACGTCCGGCACTTCACCGTTGCGGAAGATGATGAGGTGTGACCGGTGGTATTTCTGGCCGCGTATCGTCCACCATTCGGGCTCATAGAAATTGATGCTGGCAGGGTCGCTCGCGCTCTCGGCAGACAGGAGCGGCACGCACCAGTAGGGGTCAACCTGCACAATGCCCTCATAGGAGCCGGGCGTCACGCCGTCCAGGTTGAACGGCATCTCGTAGAACTCGGGCCCGGCGTCGCGGATCTTGAAAAACGCAATCCGGATCCCGAACACGCGGCCCAACCGCACATACTCGGACATGTTGTGGAAAAGCCGATAGTGACGATCGGCGCGCTGGAGATGTTCCTCGATGTCCGCCTGCTGCTCGTCGTTCATGTCGAGCGTGTCGGAATAGGTCTGGACCTCAAAGCCGTGGCGGATCGCGTCACGCGCGGGCATGGTGCAAGCCTTGTCCACAAGCCATTGCTGCGCGATCATGGCGCACATCTGGTAGCCGATAAAGCGCTGCGAGGCATACCAGCCTAGCAGCGCCTCGGGCACCTCGCTATGCAAGCCCTTGAACCCCGGCAGGGTGCCTTGGCCGCCGCCCTGGTAGTCGTCCATGCCGGTGGTCAGCGCCGGTTGCTGCCCGGCCGCGTGGTTATACCGCTCGATGGCTGCACGATGGACGGCCGGCACCTGCCCTTGCGTGGAGAAATCCCCCCGCCGCGAGGGCTCGGGGGATTGGGTGGGTACGGGTGTTTTGCGAGTAAATGGCCACATGGTGCGGACTATGCCTTTATCGTGGGAGCGGCGTCAAGTTACGCGCGTCATTGACACACTGCCATTCCGATAGGGGCTCCCAAGGGGCACCCCCGCAGCGGCGGCAGCGGCGTCATTAGCGGCGTTTTTGAGCAAGAAATCATTTCGGATGTAGCCGGTCGTATCCGAGGCGCGGTACGCAGCCACCGAAAAGAAATCAGGCTGGAAATTTCCGACTGGCGCCAGCTGCCCATTCATTATCCCGCCGTCGGACGCCCCGCGAACCTTTTGACCGCCTACACCCTCAAGTACCTCCAAACCGTAGGTGTGCCAGTTACCGTCCGAATATGGGTGGAGCACTTGAATGCCGTTACTATCTTCGAAAGCCGAACCGTTCCACGAGGTGCCGCGCAATCGGATTGCTGGATACGGGCCAGCCGTACCGCCGTTGTATGTGCTTCGATATCCGGCGTCTTTCACTCGGGGAGTAACCTTATGGCCTTTGCCTTGGATAAGGTACCCGCCGCGCCCACAATATTTGACCGCAATGTCAATATCGCAGAACGCCGAGTACCCATCAAACCAAAGAGCCCAGGATTGCGCGTCGTTAATCATGCACCCGATAAATTTGACGTGCTGTGTACCACAGTAAATTCCAATACCGGACGGCCGGATGGTCTCCCCTTCCAAACTTACCCATCCGGAAGTGCTTTCGGTGGCGTTGTTGCTGACACATCCAATGAAAGCGCCGGACGCACCCCCGCCATAGTCCGCAATATACCCGTTTCTTGATCCGTTGTCGGTGCAACCAAAAATGAGAGCATTTGAGGCCGTGAGGTTATTCACATGGGCACCCACTTGGTGCGGGCCGATGGTTGTGTCGTGGGTGCGCATCCCGACCCCGTTATTGCTCCCGTGACCGCCGAACACCTTGGCATACGCGGGCGACCCCACTACCTGCACCCCCGTGGTCATGTCTGCCCGCATCAGGCCGATACCATTATCGAAACCCCCTTCAACCATTTGAGGGTGAATTTCGTAGTAGTCCGCCATGATGATAATCGCGCTTTCAAGTGCGCGGTTGGCCGACGCCGGCGGAGAAACCGCGCTGGTCCAGTTTGCCCCGCGATGGTCAAAGTGCCCGCCCTCCCAACGCCCACCGATTGCCGTAGGGAGCGCAACCATCATGGCGATGGCCCGGCCGCTGTTATCGGTGGGCCCCATCCAGAAAAATTCCGCACCGTAGGCGAGAATGACCTGGTAGGCGACGGACGGCTGCAAAATGCCTTTGTAGCCATACTTACCTGGAGGGATGATGACCGTCTGGCCGGTATCCAACGCCGCTTGAAGCGCGGCGAGGTTGTCCGTCCCGGTCGTCCCGCTCCAATCCGCAACGGCTTTTGCAACGGTCGTGCCTTTGGCTAATTGATAAACAGACGCGGGCAGACGCTTGAAAAGCCCCGCTTGCTCAACGAGAACCCGCGCCGTGGTTGGATCAAACGCCGTCATGTGGTCAAAATCTCCGATGTAAGCAAATCAGTTGAGGTAACCAGCCACCGCCACGGGACCCACACCGGAGTGGTCTCGATGCCCGTCCCTGTGCGCACCCATGTTTTACCGTTGGTTCCGATGCTCACCAGTATTTGCGAAACCACATCGCCGGCACTACCATTCGCCACGGTGAGCGAGCCGTTGGCTGCGTCCGCGTCCGGGAGATCCGGGTGTCCAGAAGTGAGCCGGAAAAATCCGTCGTCAACCAACGTCGAGAGCGCAGCGCCCGAGCCGAGAACCCCGGTCATGGGCGCGCGGGCGCCTGCGAAATTTGGCACGTCTGCAAAGCTCGCGGTGCCGGTAAAGGACGGCGATGCCAGGGGCGCACGAGCATCAAGCGCCGCGCCCACATTGGTGGCGCCGTAGGTGATCTGCGCGGCGCTATAATCCCCGCTCGCTGCGGCGATAACGCCGGTACGCCCGAACACGGAGTTAACCGCGTTGACACTTGGTATTCGCTGCCATGCAGTACCGTTCGATCGGAGTTGATCACCTAGGGCAAAGGCGGTGCTAACCCCGGTAACCGACTGTGTGCCCGCCACACTGACGATGTAGTAATCCCCGTTGGTGCTTGGGGTCGTGGTCAGCGCTGGCGTGTTGGTGCTGGCATTCCAGGTGCCTTTGTACGCTCCGTTAACCGGGAGATATGAGGACGGCACGAGATTGTCAGCACCGAGGGGCGCATAGCCATTAGCCACACCTTTGGAGCCACGGGTCTCAACATCCCCGCCGCCGGAGACATACGGGCGCACATCAAGATTTACCCGTCCCGTGGACGGCTCAAGAATAAACGGAAACTGGACAGGGGTGCCGCCTGCGTTATGCCTAGCGATAACGAGATTTGCGCCGGCATCCATGAACAATTGGTAGCGCACAATCCCTCCCGCTTTAAATGCGACACCCCTGTTGGCGGTATCCGCCGCGTCTAAGTTCAAATATTTCCCTGCAGTATCCGTAGGCTCCCCAATATTCACATCGCCTGAAATAGCGCCGCCTGTCTTGTCGAATTTTTCAGACGCTAGAGAGTTTATTTGTGCCTGCGCCTTCCCAAATGCCGAAATGACCGTATCGCTAGTAGAGATAGCTATGCTGGTGCTTGTTGAAAAACCAGTAAGTACCGTTGCACGAGCGCGGGCCTCTGTAAAATATAGCCGATTGCCCTCGGCTATATCCGTTGTGGTAACCCCAGGCTGTAGCGCGCTAACCGCCAAGTCCCCCTCGGCGGCTGTGGCAAACGCCGTACTGTCCTCCGCTGCGGCCGTCCCGAGCGTGGGTTTATTGACGAGGTCGCCATAGTCGCCCGAGGTGGCCACAGGGGCCAATTCTCCGGGTTGGACTGCGGTGTCCGCGAGCTCCCCTTGGGCCGCTGTGGCGTACGCCGTCGCGCTCGTAGCCGCCGCCGACCCGAGCGTGGGCTTATCCAGCAAATCGTTGTAATTGATGGTGCCCGGCGCAACGGGGTTCGCCATGAAATCGTTAAGAATTTCGCGGACGGCGCCCCAAGTGGTGTCGCGAGAGATCTCAGTCATAATCCGTCATCCTCAAATCGGTGGTCAGATAGAGTTCGTCGCGCATAACGGTAAACGTCCGGATGATGGTTGGGTAATCGCTCCCGCCACCCGCAGAAACACCGCCCCTTGATTTGGGGGCGGTGCTCGACGTTAACGGAACGTATCTTTCAACCTTGATCGCCATGGCCACAATGTGCAACGCGGCGGCGGGCGGGTCAAGTGGGGCGGAGGCGATCGGCCGTCAGCTTTGCATATCCAGAGATATCTTTCCAATGGTCGTCAAAGTGGGGATCGCCGGCCAGGATGCGCCCGATCTTGTGAGCGATCATCTCAAGCGTTTCTTTCTGGTGATCCTCCAGTACCGCCCAATTCGGGGAGTTGTGGCAAACGTTTTTGATGGTCTGCGTATATTGCGCATGGTTGGTATAATCGCCGTGCGTGGTGGCGCGCTCGGCCAGAATGGCATTGATGTCTTTGCTCATAGCCCCCGCTCCTCGTAACCTTGAAGGCGCGCGGCCATCTTGACATTCTCCCGGCGCAGCTCGTTGACACGAGCCCGCAGCTCGTCACTTTCCGCGTGGTGTCTTGCTTCCTCCTGCGCCATGGTCCGCACGTGCATGACAAACAAACCGACGATAGAAAACAGCCCCAAAATTGCGAGTGCGTAGTTCATGCGCTCAACTCCAAATTCAACGCGTGCTGTGCGACCTCGCCGATCAGAGCGTCCAGTGCGGCGGTTGCGGCTTCCTGCGCCCGGCGGACATCATGCAGCTCATCGGTCGCGTTGTCGATCTGCGCCTGCAGCTGCTCGGCACGGGCGGCATACTGCGCCATGGACCGTTCCAGATTGGCCTGGAGGGATTGGCTCGCGGGGAGGGCGACTGGCGGCATGGCGGTCAGGTCGAGCGCGGCGTGCACTTGGTCGGCGAGGTGCTGGACCGCTCCGTGGGTGACGGTTGACGGGGGTAGGCCCCAAGGTCGTCTCAGGTTCATGTGGTTAATCCTCTCATGTGTTGTTTTACGATGGTTCGGGCGGTCTTGGCGGGCACCCCATCAGCGAGGAAAGCCAAGACGATCGCCCGTAGTTCTGCATTGACATAATCGCGGTGTGCCCCCGTCGCCCATATCTCGGTCCATAGCGTGCGGTATTCGACCACCAGAGCGGGCGGCGCGAAACACGCGGCGGTGAAATATGGGAGGTCGGGGGTGTGCATATGGATCCGTGTGTTGTTGACGCCCTACCCATAATTCTATTTGACGGCGGCGTCAAGTCACTTGAGCGCATCAACCCACGATCTGCGGCGCGGGGCGTAGCGGATCATGATGCTGTCCGCGTAGTTCGGGCTCTTGGTGCCCTCGGGGGTTTTCACCACCATGATCTTGCCGGCAATGGTTTGCTCATAAGTGGGCTGCGATAGCTCCATGATGACCTGCGGCAGGGCGGACATGGCCGAGCTCAAGCACACCAGGTCGTCGGCGTGATAGTCGCCGAGAGTGCCCGCCTGGACCGCGCGATATGTGCGCTGGAACCGCACGCGCAGCTCCCACCAGCCTTGGGCCTTGGCGTTGAGGAAGTAATCGCCATTCTTGCGGGCGTTCTTGCGGTCCTGCGCGGTTTGGGGCGTGGCGGTGGGGATTGGGTCGTCCGGCTTGAACACCGCACCAGACCCCCGGAACGGCTCGACTTTGATTGTCCGCACCTTGAGGGCCTTGCGCTGGTCATTGATCACGCGGGCGTCCCCGCGCACCCCCGCGCCCAAACCGTCCGCATCATACCAAAACTCGTCGAGCCCTTGCTCATCGCAGATCTCAAACGCCCGCTGCGTGGTGCCGAATATGTCGTCACCCTTGCCGCTCCAGGCAATCACGTCGTCCACTTTCATGCCGGTGGCGTTGGTGAAGGCGTTCAAGTCCTTGCCCTCGTCGGCCACGTCGAGCGCGCCAGCCCGCGAACCGGTGAATTTGATCCCGAGCCGCTGGTCTACGTCGATCGACGCCTGCACCCACGCGGCAGGGATGAGGATGCCCGCCGCCGAAGCGGTATAGGACAGGTCGATCTCTTGGGCGATCGTGACCGGATCCAGCTTGTCGAGCTGCGCCTCATACCACGCCTGATCCTTGCGGGGGTCGTCGCGCCAGTGAAATGTGAATATGTCCTCGGCCGCCGTGCTCTTGGCAAACCGGCGTTGAGCGAACGGATTGGCCATGCCCTTGGGTGTGGACACGTCAATGCGGCAGTTGGTGGTTTGGGAGAGCGCCGCCTCCACCTGGTCGGGCCGCTTGAGCGCTGCGGCCTCATCGACGAAATATATGGCGGCGCGCCCACCCCGGCCGATGTTGTCGCCCGCGTCTCCTTTGATGGTGCTGCCGGTCAGGGGGATTGACACGCGCATGTGGCTGCCATCCTTGGGGCGCCAACCGCCGGATATCTCTTTCGGCAGGTGCTCCAGGAAGAACCGCAATTTCCAGAATAGGCTGTCCGGGTCGCCGATCTTATCAACGCTGTCCTCGTCGCGGCTACCGAAACCGATGGTCACAGCATCATGGGTCAGGCCGATCGCGGCGGCCGTCGCGACACACAGCCATGACACGCCCATGTCGCGGGACTTCTCGGCCAGCCCACGCCGCCGGCCCTTCCATTCGTCCATGGTCCAGCGCACGAACTCGCGCTGCTTGGGGAACAGGAGGAATGGCACCTTGGTGGACCCGCCGATATCCGCATTGCGGGGGTCGTAGGTCATTCCAAAATCATTGATGAGATCGTCCGGGTGATCGCGATACCACGCCCGCACGCCTGGGATAAGGGACGGGTCTGCTCTCAGCTTGGCCAACATGTCGAGGCGCCGCTGATAGACGGGTATGTACATCGGATTGCGGAAATCAAACTCAGCGTTTGGTCTTACGTGAGAATTCACCGAACCTCGCATCTCTTGCAGCTCGGGCGACTTCGACAGCCTCCTCGCGGGTATCGAAGCGCCCAAGATTTATGTGTTTGTAATCAACGCAAATACGCGCCATCCACTTGCCACGTTTGGGGTCGAAGGACGCCCCGAGAGCATAGACGTTTTTACCGTTCTGCGAATGTGTACACTCTCGCAGGTTTGAAATCCGGTTGTTGAGCGGATCCCCGTCGATGTGGTCAATTTCGTTTTCCGGCCAGCGCCCGGTCTCCAAATACCACGCGAGGCGATGCGCCAAGAAAACCTCCTGATCGATCTTAATACGGACGTACCCATAGGCGTTGAGGCTGCCCGCCGGGTCCATGGCTTTGACAGAACCGCGCTTATTCACGAGCCAATAGAAAACGCCCGTGTCTCGATTATACCAGAGCTGATCTTTGAAAATGTAGTTGTTCAATACCGGTCCTCATACCGCTCACGCCAGGGGATCACCCCGCATTCCACAGCATGGCAAATAAACTCCGGTTGGTCTATGGCATTGGCGGCGGGACCGACCAACCGCCGGAAACGATAGCGCCACTCAGGGCCGCCCGGTGGGCCGGTAACGAGCCGCGCCATGCGCACCCAAAAGTCACGGTAGGTCACTTGCTCAACTCCGCTATCAGCTCGCACTGTTGGACGATGATATCTCCTGCAGGGCGGCCACCTCATCGTCGGGCAGCGGCTCCAGCATCGCCTCGCTGATGGATCCCTTGCCATCCAACTCAAGATAGCCGGGCTGCGGGTGGGCTGTGACGGTCCACCATTCGCGCAAGTGGTGCCCTCGTTTCCATGAGACGCGCGTGCCGATCGGGATCATTTGGACACCATCAGGAAAACCCCACCTGTCACCAGGCCGACACCGGGAAACACCCAACCCAAGCCGAGACAAAAAGAGCCAACGAGAATAAACATAAGCGGGATATGGTTCATAGCCACAGGTACGCCCCGAAACCTATGGCCTGCAGGACTAGCAAGACCGACACAACTGTGACCATGATCCTCATGGGATAAAATACCCTGCAGCGACAGCCATCGGAATATAAATCCCCAACAGCACGCGGGCGTATTCGTTCCAATTGCCGGGGTTGAGGTCCCAAGATCCGAACGCACCCACAAAGAACACCCCGAGACCTGCCGCCACTGCTCTTGCGATTTTCATGTGCTTCCCTCTCAATGAAGAACCGCCGGGCCTGGTAGCCGCGCCGCCCCGTCCGATTTCAACGGGCCCTCGGGGTTCGCGCGGCAGCAAGTCACCGGCGGCTCACGCCCAAGCAATAGTTCTATTTGACGGCAGTGTCAACTACCCGCCCGAGATCATCCGCGCGTAGGCGTCGGCCGCTTCCTTGGGGTCGCTGGTGGTCAGCTTGAGGGAGGCAATCTTGCCCTCCAGGTCCACCCGCAGCTTGTCGTCGAAGGCGCCGAGCATGCGGCCGATCTGGTCCAGCGTCTTGTCCTTGTCGGCAAACAGCACCTTGATGCCGTCCTTGGTCTGCTGGACGCCGCGATAGAGGTGGCGAGCCCCTGCGGACAGCTTGGTGGTGTCCATCGGCACAACACGCGTCACGCCCTCCCCACAGCACTGCGGGCAATCGGGATGGGGTGGTTCGGCATGCCGGTACCCAAAGCCGCCGGACGGATCGGGGCAGGGGGCACCCTTGTCGGACTGCTCCCACTTGCCGACCGCATCCATGTATTCGCGCTCCCGCCACTGGTATTCGAAGCCGACGCCGTGGCAGTGCCGGCAACATCCGACCTTGACCGAGATGAGCTCGTTGGGGTCGGTGCCAGCGATGGCGAGAAAGGTTTTCATGAGGTCCTGGACGCCGAAAGTGATCTCATTGACCACAGCGTCATTTCGCGCTGCCTTGAGCTCCTCGATCCTTGAACGCACCTTGACATCGGCCAACATGCGGGAGGCGACTTCCCACACGCTCTTGTCGGTCATATTTTTGGTACTGTATGCCTCACGGTAAGCGGCAGTCTGCCCGAGACCCTTGGCCCCGACCAGCTGCGCGAATTTCTCTTGCTTTTCCGTTAACTTAGCCATGCCCGATATAACCACACGAGCGGAGGAGCCGCAAGTACCCCGAGGAACGGGGTGGGCATAGAGAACGGGGTGGGTAAAAATTTCTCTTTAAAACCAATTCCTTATATCTATTATACCCCATATACCCCTTTTAAAAGATATTGATGGATATAGAAGTGTGTGTATCGTAGTGAAATTATATAAATTTATGGAGATGGTGATACTACGATACATGGTGTTGTAGTAGTGGAAGGTGAACGGCATAGGGAAATTGGGTGTATAGGGGTAATCCCTACGCCATAAGGGTTCCCGACCACCCCGAAATTTTTTGGGTCGGGGTAGGATTGACTTATGCGGAAGGATGGTAACATACTCAACAGACAGAAACAGAAAGGATCATGAAATCATGGAATTTGACATCGACGCCATAAATCACGCACATCTTGAGCGGCAGCGTAACGTCGCCCCGGCCGAACCCACACGACTAGGCATAACCGCCGCCCAACAAGTAGAGACCCGGTGGACGCAGTGCCACCGAGAGGTTGGCGTCTATGAGAAGTGGCTGCCCCTTGACCTCAAGGGCGCGGTGAAAGCGGTTCTGCCCGATCAAATGCCAGACACTATAGATGCCGTTACTGCGGTTCGAACGGACACTTTTGCGGTGATTGTGGCCATCCTTAGAGATATCCACGGGGACTTGATGACGGCGTTCATTAGGCTTGGTCGGCCCCTACCTCTTAGCCGCGTGAGCGGGGCGTCTGGCGACAAATGGGAGCCTTATGAGTGGGACAGCTGGTTTCTGCGCGAGGAGAATGGGTGGGCACACCCAGAGCCGGCCGAGGACAGGCGGTCACGCACCGTTGTGGAGCCAGCCACCGGCATGGTGTGGGCCTCGGCCGCAGAGCTGGCCCGGGCGATCGATAAGCCCCTCCAATCTCTCTATCACCACCTCCAGGGGCGTGCCGGATATTCAAAGGTGGCTGGCCGTGTTTTTGAATATGTCACAACTCCCGAGAAAGCCCGACCCGGCAGCATCGACGCCATGACCGAGCAGGAGAAGGAAGAGGCGCGGGCGCGGTCAAGGGCTGCAGGGTTTGAACCGCGGTTCTAATCCACTTGACACCGGAATGATTTGACGGTACCGTCAAATAGAAGCAACACACGAGGAGCCACGCACATGACCACAGTCACAATATCCAGTATCACCCCGCGCGGCGTCGAGCCGCAGTTCTACGGCACGTTCGCGCACAGCGTGCTCGCCGATGACTACGCCGCCATGTGGCGCAAGCTGGCGGCATCTGCGGGCGTTCTCATTCGGGTGGATGTCGCATGCGCACCGCACTGATCGCCCTCGCCACCGTGTGGCTATGGTGGGTGTCATCCGACGCCGCCAGCACCATGAACGCCTGCCAGCAAACCCACAGCGCCGACACCTGCCACTGGAGCCTAGAGAGATGACCGACCTATCCAGCGTCCCCGATGACGTGCTGCTGGCTGAACTGCACGCACGGCGCGGTCGGTTTTCGCCTGATGAGTATATGTCGCCGGATCAATCCGACGATCGCGCAAAGCTCGGCATTTTACGCAGCCGCATCGTTGAGGGCAAGTTAGCCTGTTTTGCGCAGGACGACATGACATCTGTTGGTTTCCACGTTGTCCTCGGGCTGTCCATGCTTTGCGACAAACTCGATAGCATATCCGGCAATCCACTGCCGGCCCGCGCATTCCCCCTCAACACCACACTGCCCGGCAGAGAAAGTGAGTTCCAGCCATGACCCGCAAAAAACTGCTCGCCTACCACGTTATTTTCTTCACCGCCGTGACGGGCACCCTCATGATCACAGCCCCGCCGCTCGCCGCCACGCCCTTGGGGTTCGGCGTGATCTATTGCGGCGTGCTGGCGGCGGGGCTGATACTCGGCTGGACCATAGGCGCCCGCAGCACGTGGGTTCGCGCCCTCGGGATGGTGTTCATGATGTGCGTCAGCTTTGGCGTGCTCGGGCTCATCGGGGGCGGGGAGGCCGCCTTGGCCGCGCTGGTGCTCTCGGTGGTCAGCTATTGGCCGCGCCGGATGGGTGCGCGGTAGCCCGCCGCCTGCGCCTCTTGAATAGACTTGAAGCACCAGCCCGATCGGATGAGACCCCGGTACGGGCTGGTTTCCGTATGATAGATGCCGGCAGCGGATCCAAGCACCGTGCCTCCGTCAAAACAGCGGGCCTCCACAACATCGGGTACCCGGAAGCTGGAGGCGAGCACAAAGCCTGCAGCCGCCCCGCTGATAAAGAGGATAGCGGACCGCCAGATTGACGGCCGTGTGACCATCGTGCTGCCGCCCACCTCGGGCGCTATGATTGCCATGCTCACGGCCCATGCCAGCATCCATGGAATGAATACCGTCATGACCGTGTTGAGCAGCCATTCGGGGCGCTGTCCGCCTGGTAGGGTGTTGGCCTGGACGAACCACACCCACCCTCGCTGCACGAGCAGGAAGAAACAGATTGAGAATAGGGCGACCACCACGAACTCGCCGCCGCTCCTGCCGCCCCGCATGGCGCGGAAAAAGTCCACCGCATAACGGCAGGTCGCGGCGAATATAACCCCGAACGCCAACGCTGTGGATAAGTCCGACATGAACGAATATGGCAGGATGCTATAGAGCAAGGCGAACGACCCGAGCGCGGATATGCACGACCAGGCAGCAATGGAAGTCTTGAAGCGTTTCACCGTTGTCTGCCCTCGTTCATGAATGCCATGGCGTCGTCCGCTACCTCGGCCACCTTGGACCGCCGGTATTCAAACCTTACTACAGATTGCGCCAGTTCACGGCGCAACTCAATATTTTCCTCGCGTGACTGTGACAGCTCGACGGAGGGCTCGCGAGACTTCCAACCTAAGAGGGCCGATATCTTCACCTATCGCTACCTCCTATTTTCGCCATGAGCACGGGGAGCGCCACGTCCAGGGTAGCTGTCATTTTCTGGACCAACGGAATGATGGTCTTGAGCGTATCGGTATTGTCCACGGTCGCTTGCCGTAACGCGCTGTCGTGGTCCTTGCGGTCCAGCATCCGCCCCCGTCGCTCCCAAAGATATAATCCAAGGAAGACGAGGGCGGCTATGGGTGCCGTGAACCCTTGCTCGGATACCAGCTTAACGACTTCTGCCGGCAAGTCCATTTAGCCACCAGAGACAAGCGGCTTGCGAGCCCGCCAACGGCCATAGAGGGTCAGAGCGCCCCCCACGACTGTCACCGCAGCCGAGGAGATCGACACGGCCAGATCGGGATCAAGCAGGTCCGCCGACACGCCGAGCGCCGACAGGATGGGCGCAGCCACCGAGATGATCACGCCCCACGTCACGCGGCTCTGATACCACGGCTCGTTGTTGGTCATGTGGGCGACCACCGGGGTGATCTGGTCCAGCACCGCCGAGGCAACCGGTGCGGCCTCCTGCAGGGTCAGGGTGTTGCGCGGGTCGCGGGCGGCCTCACGGACGGCAAGGACCACGGGAGCGGTGATTGCGTCGCGGACTTTCTCATCCATGGTTGCGGGCCTCCTTGAGCGCGAGCGACACGGTGGCGTAAGCTGTGGCCACAACCACCAGCGCATTGGCCGCCGTCACGCTGGACGGATCGGCGCATATGACTGCAACGCCCTGGTATGCGGCTAGTTCCTTGGCGACGGTGCGCTCGGGGATATTGCCCGATGCGCTGGCCGCCGTGAATGCGGCGTGCGCCACGTCGAGCAGTTGGCAAGCCTTGGGGAGACTGGACTGGATGGTGTTGTCCAGACCGGTGGTCGTGCAGCTGGAGAGCGTGAGCGCGGCGGCTGCGGATAGGATGGCGATGTGTCGCATGTGTTAAGCTCCTGTCAGGGGGTGAGAAACTGCTTTTGTTCGGAAAGGCGCCGTGTGGTCAGACCCGGCAGCACTTTACCCCCGGCTTTGTTCCATAAGGCAAACTGGTCAGCGGCCCCGGCGTAATCGCCAGCGTTGAGCTTTTTGACAAGCGTGGATTTGCTAAAAGCGCCCACACCGATATTGAAGGCGAGAGATACAAGCGCGTCAAACTGGTTTTGATTGAGCGGCACTTTGACGGCTTCACGAACGCCATTCTCAAAGATCACAAGGTCTCGTGAGAGGATGGCGTCGGATTGATCCGCCGTTATGGAAAGGCCCCGAGTCACGGCGGGCGCTCCCGCTGCGGACGTGTGCCCCACACCGATAGTCCAGATGCCCACGCTATCCTGGTAGGCGTTCAAGCGTTCATCCTCCCGCTGCCGGATAGCCTTTCGGCCGGCGGGGCTTGTGATCAAGGCGGCCTCTTTAGGGTCGTCAATACCGAGGGCGTCTTTGATGGCTGTCCAGGTGTCGCGCCCGGCGATACCGTCGGCACCGGCATTGCCCACGCTATAGCCGCGTTTGATGAGGGCGAGCTGCACGGCTTTGATTGTTGCGTCCATGTGTGTTGCTCCAAAAGAAAAACCACTGCACGCTTGTTCAACGGTCGTGCAGTGGTCGCAACTGTAAACCTACCTCATGAGCAGGGCAATACTCTACATGTGGCACCTCCCGCGCTGTTACCCGGATACCTTACACCAATTGACGGTATCGTCAAATACAAAAACCCCCGTTGCGGGAGGGAGTGCAACGGGGGTCAATGGGAGAAAGCAACACACGAGATTAGGCAGGTGCCTGACCGCAAGCTAACATAAATTAAGGCAGTGTCAATCAGGCAAATTGTGCGGATGTCGTCTCGGTCATGGCGTCCGCTTGTGCCTTGGTATACGCCTTG